ATGGCTAAGAAGCTTTTTCCAAAGCAACGGTTCTTTTCACCTATTATTGTAAGAGGGGAAGAAGCACAAGGTGTGCGGATTTGGGGTTACTCCAAAACTGTATATGAACAACTTCTTCAACTGGTTTTGAATCCCGATTATGGCGATGTAACTGATACTGATACCGGTACAGACCTCGTTCTTAATTACGGAAAGAAATCAGGAGCCCTCTTTCCGTCTACAAAGCTGACTCCAAAGCGGAAAGATTCCCCAGTCTGTCCCGAAGGAGATGGCGATTGTCAGGCACTTCTGGAAGAGATTCCAGATTTTGATGGACTCTTTGAACGACGAACTACTGAACAAGTTCAAGAACTTCTTGACAAGTTTATGCAGGGCGGAGAAGAAAAAGAGGAAATCAAGAAGTACGCCGCTTCAGGCGACGACAAAGTCACCAAAGCTTTTTCCGAACTTCTGGGTAGCTAACCATGGCTGTAAAGAAAGCAAAAGCTGGAAAGCTTAACATGGCTGAAATGAGAAAGCTTATTAATAAAAAAGCTGGACTCAATGTTGCCCATGATCTTTCTTCGGCTAATCCAACGGAAGTGACTGAATGGATTCCTACTGGTGCTCGCTGGCTTGATTCTATTATTTGTAGAGGAAAGCTTGGTGGGATTCCAGTAGGCAAAGTTACTGAGATGGCTGGATTGGAAGCAACAGGTAAATCATATATGGCGGCTCAAGTAGCTGCTAATGCTCAAGATATGGGTATTGATGTGGTTTATTTTGATTCTGAATCAGCAATCGATCCTGAGTTCCTAGAAAAAATAGGAATTGATTTGGACAGGTTTCTTTACGTTCAGGCAACTTCCGTGGAGGAAGTCTTGGAATATATTGAAGAACTTTTGGGATCTGGAAATAAACTTCTCTTTATTTGGGATAGTTTAGCTCTCACTCCAAGTAAAAAAGACTTGGAAGGGGATTTCAACCCACAGTCTTCAATGGCTGTGAAACCTCGGATTCTTTCAAAAGGAATGTCGAAACTCACAGTTCCCTTGGCAAATGCTCAATGTACGTTATTAGTTCTAAACCAACTAAAAACAAACATTACAAGCAATGTTGCTGAGGCCCTAACAACTCCGTGGTTCACTCCCGGCGGGAAAGCCATGCATTACGCATATTCTTTGCGTATATGGCTTACGGGTCGTAAGGCGAAAGCTTCTTTCGTCAACGATGAAAAAGGTTTTAGAATTGGTTCAGAGGTCAAAGCAAAACTTGAGAAATCACGTTTTGGAACAGCCGGACGAATGTGTAATTATAAAATCTTGTGGGCTGGAGATAAGATTGGGATTCAAGACGAAGAAAGCTGGCTTGATGCGATAAAAGGTTCTGATGCCTTATCAAACGCAGGGGCATGGTATACTTTGACTTCAAAAGGGAAAGAATATAAGTTTCAGACTAAACAATGGATTGAGAAGCTTCAAGATTCAGAGTTTAGACAAGCTGTTCTTGACGTGATGGATGAAGAAGTTATCATGAAGTTTGAAAGTCGCACAGGGGAAGCCAGTAAGTATTACGAAGAAAAGGAAGAAGAATAGGTGCATGGAGGGTGAAAAGCCCTCCATTTTTGGATTTGTAGCTCAGTTGGTTAGAGCAACCCGCTCATAACGGGTTAGCCGTAGGTTCGAGTCCTACCAGATCCACATGACCCAAGTGATAAAACACATAAAAGGAGAAAAACAATGAAAAGTAAAAACCCGTATGAATTGAGATTTGAAATGTTTAAGGAAGCTCAGAAAAGAGCGGAAATGCAATTTTACGAAGACATGCAAGATTACAGAACAACATTCACCTTGGCACAAGAAGGCAGGAATGTTGAGATCTTGCCCAAGCCAAAATACCCCGATCTTGAAACAGTCTTTCAAGAAGCCTACAAAATTAAACAATTTGTAGAAAACAAAGAACACTAAAATTTATTACTTGGGTCATTTTTTATTTTTTTTAGGAGGACACATGGCAACATTAGGCGGAAGCTTGCAGAGCGTAAGAACAGAGATTAACGAACTGTTAGGAATAACTTCGTTACAAACGGCTTCAAATAATCACACAGAATCTATTATGAGAGAGATAGAGAAAAACGTTGCAGAACTAAAAGGTGCGGTTTATAAGTCTTTATACAATGCTTATGGACCAAAGACACCAACAAGGAGCAAAAAAGATGAAAAGAAAGATAAAGATAGGAAATTTTCCATCTTTGGTAAGTCTCGCTGAGCAGTTCCTAGAAGGTGACAAAGAGGAAAAGCAAATTATTTGGCTAGAGTTAAAAGATCTTTGCGATAAAGAAGAATTCACAGCATACGATTTTTTTGATACTTTTTGCCAGAATAGAAAAGTTGGACCTTACAAAAACAAAGGCAAGAAAAAACAAAAAGAGTTTTCAAAGAAAGATTTAAGGAAAAGAAATAAAGAAAGAGGTTGAAATGCAACAAGTCATAGACGCACAAAAAGCATTTAAAACTTGGAGAGAAGTTCCCGCACCAAAGCGTGGAGAAGTTATAAGAATCTTGGGAAACAAGTTTCGAGAAAAGAAAGAAGAACTCGCAGAAATAATAACATCAGAAGTTGGAAAGATCTATCAAGAAAGTCTTGGAGAAGTTCAGGAAATGATAGACATCTGCGACTTCGCTGTGGGGCTCTCTCGTCAACTCTACGGGCTTACAATAGCATCAGAGAGACCGAGACATAAGATGAGAGAACAATGGCACCCACTGGGTCCTATAGGCGTTATAACGGCATTCAACTTTCCCGGTGCTGTGTGGGCTTGGAATGCAGCGATTGCGGCCGTTTGTGGAAACACAGTTGTTTGGAAGCCATCAGAGTTAGCAGAAGACGTTGCCGACGCAGTTCACGAGATTTGCGAAGAGGTAATGGAAGAAACAGGATACAGAGACATCTTCACGCTTGTGAAAGGCAAAGCCGATAAAGGCATTGCTTTAACAGAAGATAAGAGAGTTCCTTTGATTTCTTTTACAGGATCCTCCAGAGCAGGAAAACAAGTTGCTCTAACAGTCGCCAGAAGATTTGGAAAGTGTCTTCTAGAACTTGGAGGAAACAACGCAGTTATTGTAGCGGAAGATGCAGACTTGGATCTTGCGACAAGAGCGATTGTTTTTGGAGCGGTTGGAACAAACGGACAAAGATGTACGACAACAAGAAGGGTTATTGCTCATCAAAAGATTGCAAAGAAACTTAAAGAAAGGATTTTAAAAGCTTACGAACAAATTGTGATCGACGATCCAATGTATGAAGAAACAATGATGGGACCGCTAATCACAGAACAGGCTGTAGATCAATATATGAATGCTTTGGATATGGCTTTGCTTCAAGGAGGAAGAATACTTTGCGGAGGAAAGCTAGAAGGCAATTATGTAAAGCCAGCGGTTGTAGAGATGATGTCTCAAACTTCCATAGTCAAAAAGGAAACATTTGCCCCTATTCTCTATTTATTAGAGTATGAAAACTTGGATCAAGCCATTGAAATGAACAATGATGTTCCCCAAGGGCTTTCAAGTTCCATATTCACGGACAGTCTCAAAAAAGCAGAACAGTTTTTGTCTGCTGTTGGTTCTGACTGTGGTATTGCAAATGTTAACATTGGCACTTCTGGTGCAGAGATTGGCGGAGCATTTGGCGGAGAAAAGGAAACTGGTGGCGGAAGAGAATCCGGTTCTGATTCTTGGAAAGCTTATATGAGGCGACAAACCAATACAGTTAACTGGTCAGATGACTTGCCACTCGCTCAAGGAATTAAGTTCGGAGAATAGACATGGCAGAAAAAGTAAACCATCCAGCCCATTACAACAGTGGAAAAATCGAAGTTATTGATGCAATTCATGATTGGGGCCTTGACTTTTGTCTAGGAAATGTGGTAAAATATGTAGCAAGACATAACCACAAAGAAAATTCTTTGGAAGATCTTAAAAAAGCAAAATGGTATTTAGAATACTTTATTGCTGGTCTTGAAGGCGAAGAAGAGCCAGACAAGATAAAAGGAAAACAGGATAAATGGTAATCCAAGAAAAGAAAATAAAAAAGATAGCAGTTGTTGGAATGGGGGTGATTGGAGATTTAGTTGCAACAATGTGCAGATTACACGGTTATGATGTTGTAGGAATAGACAACAGAAAGTTAAAATCAGCAACAACAATTAGAAGAGGCGATGTAGCAGACAAAGATTTTATGTCTAATGTACTGGAAGACTGTGATGCAATTATTTCTTGCCTTCCCTACAATCTTACAAGGTTTGTGGTGGAAGCCGCATTTGATAAAGGCATTCATTACTTTGACGCAACCGAAGACGTTCAAATGACGAACTACATCAAAGACAAAGCAAAGAACGCAAGAGGGGCTATGGTTCCACAATGTGGCTTGGCTCCCGGTTTCATCGGCATCGTGGCTTCTCATTTAGCGCAAGGCTTCAAAAAGATTGATACAATCAAAATGAGAGTTGGCGCTTTGCCTCAAAACCCAACAGGGAAACTGGGCTACGCAATCAATTGGTCTATTGAAGGTCTTGTGAATGAATACATCGAAGAATGCGACATTATAAAAGAAGGCAAAGTTCAAAAGGTTTCCCCAATGTCTATGTTGGAAACACTTAGGATTGATGGAACTGAATACGAAGCTTTCACCACTTCCGGTGGATTGGGAACAATGACGGAGACTTATAAAGGAAAAGTTAAAAACTTGGATTATAAATCTATTCGTTATCCCGGTCACTGCAAAATGATGAAGTTTCTTTTAGACGATCTGAAAATGAAAGACAAGAGATGGGAACTCATGAAGATTATGCAGAATGCGTTACCTCCTTGTGATCAAGATAAGGTTTTGGTTTATGCCTCTGTTACAGGCG